ACTGTTTGAAAACGTGTCATACCTTCAACGTTTTCACTTGATAACTTCGCAAATGTTAGTACATCCTCAATTAACTTGAGAACATACTTCATGTCCATTCGTGATAATGCAGAATGCACGGCGAGATTAACGCCAGATACATCAGCTTCACTGACATTTTGGAAGTAATTGTACACATCTTCAAAACCGGCTTGAGGCTTAAATTTTGATCGTGAGATGACTTTATCACCAAATATATTGAGAGTATACTCAAATCTGGTAACATATTCTTTACGTGAATAATCATAAGATTCGAAATCAGAATCGAAATCGAAATTAGGATTATAAGTTCCATCCTCAGAATAGTCTTCCGGGTCAAAGAGACCTGTTGTCCGGTTGGAAGGGTGTATATCACAAATATCAAAGCCACATTGGCATTGACTTGCGTGTTCCTTGGATAATGTAGGTAAAAATATACCATACATATCTTCAGAATTTTCTTCAAATAGACCATAGTCTAAAGAAGAAGTTTCGGCACATTGAGGAACCCATGTAATCGTAGGTTTTGAAATAATTTCAATAATATCATTACAGAAATCATCAACAAAAGGGGGCGTTTTTACATTAGAACTCTTAGAGTTTGTTTCACGAGCTTCTAAAAGAAGTCGGATAACCCAAAGAGGGGTTCTCTCATTAGTGAGGAAAGTGATGCACAAAAGCAAATCATCTTCATCAATTTCTTGCAACATATCACATAATATACCATGAGTCATATAGACTTCACGGAATTTCATATAATTGTTGCCAATAGTATAGTGTTGAGGTGCACAGGCGTTACCTTGTGCTTCGCAATAAATATCGTTAATTGAATTCATTGTACTCTGAGCTTTAAAAACTGTTTTGTTTCACCCAAGCAGGGATAGTTATTTTTAACATCATAACAGATGACACTTGAGACTTTTACTAAGTGTGATAAATATATTCTATATATAATTCTTCTATAATAAACATGTAAGTAATGATCTTACACATACTAATTAACCTATCGTGAGACGAGAACTTTACGTCTGAGAGGAATTCAGGCCAAATCGGCCTTCGGGTTTAAGTTAGTTTATTAAAAAAGAAAAATATAGGGAAAATATACTGTATTCTCAGTGAATGAAAATATGAAAAATGAAAGTCACTGATAAACAAATTATAATTTTTATTTGTTTTTTTAATGTTTTTTTAAAATATAGCTAAGTCACATAAAGTGAAATAGTAGAGACGAAAACTCCAGATATAAGGAGTTAATATATAGCAGTCCAACTGGACTGTAGAAAACGACATATAAAAGGGGTTCAAGAATTTTAATGAAACAAAATAACATCACTTGAATGATGTTTGATGCTTTGCACTAATAAATTAATATATTCTGTCATTGAATAATCATGAAAGGGGTGCGCAAA